GCGTACCTGGACGCCTGCCGGGAACTGCGGCTGTACCAGCACGCGACCCGGCACCGCAGCGGGTGCCCGGCGGTGGTCCGGCGGGTCGCGGCGCTGGACCTGGCGGCCCGGGCGGCGGCCGAGCGGCTGCTGGACGCGATGCGGGGCGAGTGATTGGACACCACCAGAGGGACGACGATGCCAGAGACTCAACCGACCCCCGGCCCGTGGCTCCTGCGAGAGTTCCCCACCGGTCGTGGCAGCGACCACCGGCTGTGGGTGACCGACGCCTTACCGGACGGTCCCGACGACAGGGTGATCTGCAACGTGATCGCCGGGCCGACATCATGCCCGGACTGGCCTGCGAACGCCCGCCTGATCGCGGCGGCCCCGGACCTTTTATCCGCGTGCCAGCAAACGCTGAGCAGTCTGCGGCAGCACGCGATCTGCTCGGAGGATGTCGCGGCCTTGAACGCCGCCATCGCCAAGGCCACCGGAGCCCCGCAATGACCCCGCCCTTCCTCGCCGCCTTCGCCACGGCCACGGCCTGCGTCGGCTGGCACCTGCTGTGCGTCGCCCGCGACCACCGGGCCGCGACCGGGGAACGGCTGCCGTGGGCGCTGGTGGGCGGGTGGCTCCTGTGGCTGGCCGGCGGGGCGGGGGTGTTCTGGGCCAGTTACCTGACGTTTCGGGGGAGCCAATGAGCGACGACGACCTGACCCCGGCCGAGATGGGCCGGCGGGCCGAACTGATCCGGGAGTTGATTTTCCGCTTGGCAGAGGGGTGGCAGAGATGACACCGACGAACCAGACCGCGGCCGCCGTGCTCGCGGGCCTGAAGCCGGGCGACCGGGTCCAAGTCAACCGCCACGGGGCGTGGGTCGATGCCACGGTAATGCCGTGGATTTGGGGCCACCGCCTGCTGACGGATGACGGCGGGCAGATGTGTGTGTTCGACGGGTACACGGGGTATTGGAACGGCCGGGTGCGGCCGGTCCAACACGGGGAGGCGACCGATGACCACGATTGACCCAGAGCGGCCACCGCGGCCGAGAAGCGACACCCGGGTTCCGCCGCGGGGCGAGAGCGGCACACCGCCGCCGGAGTGGTCTGGCGGGGTTTCGCTGCGAGACTGGCTCGCGGGGCAGGCGTTGGCGGGGGATTGGTCGAACGGCGGGTTTACGAGCGATTTGGCATACGCGCGGGCCGCCGAGCGGTATTACCGCATGGCCGACGCGATGCTCGCGGCCCGGGGGAAGTGAACCGGCGTCTCAGGGCTTCGGGGGCTTAGCGGGCTTGATCGCCTTACCCCGCTTTTCGAGGTACTCGCGGCACGCAATCTTGACCTGCTCCGCGATGGTGTTGAAGTCCTCGTCGGCAAGCTCTTTGAGGGCAGCAGCGATGGGCTTCGGAATCCCGACCATGTGGCGGGGCTTGTGTCGGTCGTTCGGTTTGTTGGTGGCCATGCGGTTCATGATTGTTTCCTAATCGGTCGCAGGCAAGCCCGCATTCAATCCTTGCGGGTTCAAGTGGATCGCATGCGTACAAAAGTGTATTGACTGTGGATTCCACAGTCTGTAGTATACCACCAGCCACGGAGTGGCGTCTTACCTTCGCCCTGAAGGTCGTGAGTCGTGTATCGCGTGCGATGGCTGATTCGCAGTCGGGGGACGGACGTGAGAAGAATTGCCCGTGAGGGGCGATGAATCCAGTCGCCTGGGTTCCGAGACAAGTGGACGGACCTGCCGGAGACATGCTCTCCCGGTCGGACGTGGCGAAGCTGTTTGGAGTTTCCGAGGCGACGATTCGGCGGTTGATCGAGGCGGGCGAGTTCCCGGCCCCGTTGGTGATCGGGAAACAGGGAAAGGTTTGGGATTGGGAGTCGGTGGCGTACTACCGACTTCGATTGAAATTGGGGGAGCGAATTCGGTTGCAACCCGTGACAACGGGTGACAACGACCCCCCAAACGCTGACAAGTGAGCGGCGGCGGTTGAGCCGGGTTAGACCCGCGGTAGGATTTGGACACGGACACGGCCGGCGGGTGAATGGGTGGAACCGGCGGCGGCTGGAAGCGGCCGCCGCAGTTCACCCGCCGGCCTGTAGACATCGCCAGTCGCCCGGCGGGGCAGACGGCAGTTTCGAGGCCAGGGGCTCGGTTGTCGCAGACCGGGCAGAACGCCGCGGGGCGCCCCGCGGCGGGCAGGGGTAGCACCTGCCCCTGGCACTGACCCCTTTACTTCCCTTCCCCGAGAAAGCCGCCCCGTGCGGCCGCGCAAGAGGTACGTCTATGGTTGCCGTCAGACGAATGGGCCAGAAGCCCGCGAAGCACATCCCCCGCGACGACTACCACGCCTGGCGGCAGGAGCGGGTCCGCGTCTACGAGGCCCGCGCCGCCCTGAGACTGCCCCTCTTCGACGACGGCGACCCGTGCCCGGTGGACGAGCCGCCGGACAGTGTTCAACTCGATTTCACGCAATTCCTGGACGCGGTGTTCGGCGACGAGTTGACCGTTCAGACCGTGAGATAATGAGCCAACCGGCCCGGGAAGTCTTCGGGAAGCCACCAGCGTTTATCTGCCCGCTCGCGGGGTATTACGCGAGACATCTCGACCCGAGCCGCGGCACGGTGGACCGCGGCCGGGCCGGACTTTTCAAACCCTCTTGGAGTTGGACAGATGCCCGGAAAGGAATTCAGACCCGGCGACGACTGTTGCGGGGCCGTGGTGGTCCGCGAGACGGATGCCGGCCTGACGCTCCGGTGCGGGTGCGACGCGACGTTCCCGGTCGTCGGGTGGTTCGTGGGGCTGTGCCAGGCCCACGGGATTGGACTGCGATGCCCGGGGTGCGGGTCCGTGGACGTTCCGGCCGTGAGCCCGGCCGCCCCGCGATCCCTGATAGTGCCGGTGTCCGAGACGGAGCGGGGCCACGAGGTCGTGCGGCTCCGCAAGGGCGGGGTGACGAGTTACGCGGAACTGACCCGGCTGACCGGGGCCACGCACAACGAGATTTACAAGGCCTTGAAGAAGGCCCGCCTGTGTGACCCGGGGTGGCGGCAGCGGCCCCGCCCGGAATCCACGGCCGTTGCCCGGGCGGCAATGGTTGAAAAGCGAAAGTCCAAGGCGTCGCCTCCGGCCCCGGCGGGCCGCGGGCGGGACCGGGGGAGGGGTGAGTAATGGCGACGGTGACGCTGGACTACAAGACGTTTCTGAGCCGCAAGGCTCAACTCGCAGACGCGGGCGGGTTCGAGCCGCTGTCACTCCCGTCGTTTCTGATGGGCTTTCAAGCGTCGTTGACGGAGTGGGCGATTCGCAAAGGGCGGGCCGCGATCTACGCCGACTGTGGACTCGGAAAGTCGGTGATGGAACTGGTCTGGGCCGACAACGTGGTCCGACACACAAACCGACCGGTATTGCTCCTGACCCCGCTCGCCGTCGGGCGGCAAATGATTCGCGAGGCCGAACGGTTTGGAATCGACGCGGTAAGATCGACGGACGGAACTTTGCCTGCGTCACCCCGCGTCGTCGTCACGAACTACGAACGACTGCACTTGTTCGACGCGACGGACTTCGCGGGCTGCGTGTGCGACGAGAGTTCGATCCTGAAGAACTACGGCGGGGCCACGCGGAAGCAGGTCACGCGGTTCCTGTCCAAGATGCCGTACCGGTTACTCGCCACGGCTACAGCGTCACCCAACGATTACGTCGAACTCGGCACATCGTCCGAAGCGCTGGGCGAGTTAACGCACAGCGACATGCTCGGGCGGTTCTTTGCCCAACTGGACGACAAGGGGCAGAAACGAGAGCTTCGCAAGCAGCAACAGGCGGAAGAGTTAATTGCGGCGGACCCGAGTTACTACAAGAAACTCGCGTTCCGGGTGTCTCAGACTATCGGCCAGTGGCGGTTACGGCACCACGCGGTCGAACACTTTTGGCGATGGGTGGCGTCGTGGGCGCGGGCGTGCCGGCGGCCGTCGGACCTGGGGTTCTCGGACGACCGGTTCACGCTCCCCCCACTGACGGAAAACGTCCACGTGATCGCGGCCGGGCCGCCGCCGGGGTTCCTGTTCCCCGTCACATCCGTCGGGCTGCACGCCGAGCGGCAAGAGCGGAAGAGGACGCTTGCGGAGCGGGTGGGCAAAGTCGCCGCGTTGGTAAGCCATGACCGCCCCGCGGTGGTGTGGTGCCACACGAACGACGAGGCCGACCAACTGGTGAAGGCGATCCCCGAATCGGAGCAAGTTGCCGGGCGGACCCCCGACGAGGAAAAGGTTGACCGGTACGACGCCTTCGCCGACGGCTCGCTCCGCGTCCTGGTCATCAAGCCAAAGATTGGGGCGTGGGGGCTGAACTGGCAGCACTGCAACCACGTCGTGACGTTCGCCAGTCATAGCTACGAGCAGCACTATCAGTCCGTGCGGCGGTGCTGGCGGTTCGGCCAAACGCGGCCGGTTACGGTGGACGTCGTGGCGACCGAGGGCGAAGAACGGGTCGTCGAAAACCTGCAAGCAAAGGCCGCGAAGGCGGACGCGATGTTCACCGTCCTGGTCGCGGCCATGACGCACGCCGAGCGGTCGGAAAAACAAAACCCGTACACGAACCCGGTGAGGATACCCACGTGGCTGTGATGGATCAGGCTGTTACCGACCGGTACGCGGTCTACTGCGGCGACGCCGTGGGCGTGATGGGCACGCTCGCCGGCGAGTCGGTCGGGCTATGCGTTTACAGCCCGCCGTTCGCGGGGCTGTACCAGTACAGCAGCGACGAGCAAGACCTGTCGAATTGCATCGGGCACGACGAGTTCTTCGAGCACTACGGGTACGTGATCGACCAGACGGCCCGGCTGTTGATGCCCGGCCGGATCGCGGCCGTCCACTGCATGGACATCCCGCTGTCGAACAGCGGGTGCGATGCCATGTTTGATCTGCCCGGCCGGATCATCGCCGAGCACGAGAAGCGAGGCTTCGCCTACGGCGGCCGGCGGGTCATCTGGAAGGAACCGCTCGCCGTTCGCAACCGGACCATGATGAAGAGTCTGCACCACTCGACGCTCTGCGACGACTCGACGCGGAACAGCATCGCGAACTGCGACTATTTGTTGATGTTCCGCAAGAGGGGCGCGAACCCGGTCCCGGTGGCGCACCCGACGGGACTCCGCGAGTACGCGGGCGATTGGACCGTCCCGGGGTCTATCATCCACCTCCGCGGCTACAAGGGCGACCAGAAGAAGAACGCCTACTCGCAGTGGATTTGGCGGCAGTATGCGTCGTCGGTGTGGATGGACATTCGCATCGACCGCGTGTTGCCGCACCGCAAGGCGAAAGACGATCAGGACGAAAAGCACGTCCACCCTTTGCAGTTGGACGTCATCGACAGGGCCGTGGTGATGTGGTCCAACCCAGGCGAAGTGGTGCTTACCCCATTTATGGGCGTTGGTTCCGAGGTGTTTGGAGCGGTCGCGAACGGCCGCCGTGGCATCGGGATCGAGTTGAAACCGAGTTACTTCCGGCAAGCCGTCGCCAACCTGGAAGCGGTGGACCTGTCGCCGACGACCGAGCAGCAATCGTTGTTCGGCGAAATCGAAGAGGAACCCGAACTAGCGGAGTCGCTGTGATGCCCCCTCTCCATGACATCCCCGACCTCGCCGCCGCGGGCGGGATCGCGCTGGCGTGCGGCGGCGTGTGGTTGGCCCTGATCGTCGCGGCGGTCGGGGCGGTGGACCTGTTGGACTGGCTCATCGAGCGGAGGCGGTCGAAATGCGAATGACGCGGGAACTGCGGGTGCCGGGGAAGTACGACGTCAAGGTCGGCGGCCGGCGGTTGAACAGCAACGGCAAGCCGACGCACGTGCCGAAGCCGCTGACGCCGGAGCGGAAGGCCCTCGCGGAGCAGTGGACCGGGCTGGTTGTGTGGGCGGTGAAGAAGTGGTATCCGGACGCGAAATGGCACGCCCGGGACGAACTGAAGTCGATAGCCGCACTCGCACTGGTCGAGGCCGCCGAGCGGTTCGACCCCGCGAAGCCGTCCCCGAAGACCGGGCGGCCGGTCATGTTCAAGACGTTCGCCGCGGAGTGGATTTGGGGGCGGCTCAAGACCGCGACCGCCGCGACCGGGGTGCCGTCGGTGCAGTTCGTACTGGTGCCGGGGGGCGGCCGGAAGCCGGAGTGCCAGTCCAATTTTCTCGCCGGGCCGGACGGCGACGTGCTGGAGGCGGTCGCGGGGGACGCCCGGCGGGAGCGGCGGCGGGCGGTCCTGCTCGCCCTGCGAAAGCTGTCGCTGCCGGAGCGGCGGGCCGTCCGGGCGAGCTTCGGCTTGTCGCGGCGGTTCGGCCAGCGGGGGATGCGGCGGATGGGGAAGCAACTGCGGATCGGGCTGGAGCGGATGCGGCGGATTCGCAATGAGGGGATTGCGAAGCTCCGGGCCGAGTTGGGGGGCGTGGGACAATGACCCTGCCTCCAGCCGCAGACGTGTCGATGCTTACCCTCGGCGCCCTGCTCGCGGGGTGGGACTTCCGCGAGCAGTTCGGCGAGATGTGGGTCGAGGTGCCCGGGGGCGGCCCGCAGCCGGTGCCGGGGCGGGTGCTGGACGAGTTGGAGCGGGACAACCTTTTGGACCTCTCGGGGCCGATCCCGGTGGTCACTGAGCGGGGGGCGTACAGGTTCAAAAAGTGGGGCGAAAAATGGCACAAGCGATTCAGGGGGAGACGCTAATGGAGCCCGATACTTGGACGTGGCCCGACTCTTACGACCTTTTGCCGGAGCCGGACACGGACACCAACGACACGCCGGACGATCATTGGGACGGTTCGGACGACTGCCCGTTCTGCGAAGGGATCGGGTGTCACGAGTGTGATTACACTGGAGGTTACGAGTGAACATCGGCGACACGATCTATTGGCTGAGCACGGACGGTGCCCGGATTTGCTCCGGGGAAGTCCTGCTCGCCAGCACGGACAAGGACTCCAGCGGCAAGCCGCGGGCCGTGGCCGTGTTGTACGACGGGACGTTTCACGTCCGCAACGGGCACAACGCCTGGGACGAGTGGTACGCGACCAGGAACGACGCCTACCGCGCCGGCATCGCCCGGCACGCGAAGGCAATCACGGCCGCGAATCAAGCAATGATTTCGCTGGTGGACTCGCTCAACGCGGACGTTCCGCCGGACGGTGCCGCGTGACCGAATCAGAACTGGACCTGGGTCCCGTCCGAGCCCGCGGCGTCGGCAACGCGGTCTTTATCGAGCACATCGGCGGCTGCGGCGACATCGCGGCCATCGGCGTCGGCACGCGGGAGTTCGCCCAAGACCTCGCGGGGGAGTTGAACCGGATCTTCAACGGGTTCCGGGCGGCGTTGGCCGACTCGGCAAGGGTGGCGGGGGAGTACGCCCATCACGTCAGCCTGGAGCGGAAGCAACTGACCGACCGGGCTGAACTCGCCGAGTGGAAACTAAAAAAACTTCACCAGCACTTGGCATGGGACGGCGGCGCGACGTGTGACATCGGAACCATGCTCGGGATCATCGGTGGGACCGTTACGGAGCCGGGTGGCGAGTGTGGGATTTGCAAGACCGCGTGTCACCCGGAGAACGACGTTTGCAAGGCGTGTCTAGTCCGCGACGAAGTTGCGTCCGCGCTCGAAAGTATGGATGAACTGGCCGAACTCTGGGGCGACGAAGGGAAGTTCCGCCGGTGTCGGGATCGACTCCGTGTTCTTGTGGAGGCCAAGTAAATGATTACCCCCGACCTCGAAGCCCGGATGCTCGCCGACACGGTCCCGTTCGACGGCGAAGTGTCGCTGGCGGCCGATCTGGCGTGCCACGTCAAGGCGCTGCTGTGCGAGGTGGAACGGCTGCGGGAGTTGACCCGGCCGCAGTCCGCGAAGGTCGTCCCGCCGAAGGCCGCATACCTGCCCGGCCCCGCTCCGGAGCCGGCCGCCGTCGCCGGGGCGGCCGACCGGTGGGGCCGCGTGGCGACGGGGAAGCCGGCGGCGGACGTGTACAACTCGCGGGTGCTGAACCCGGATGGCAAGAGCCCCAACGAGGACCGGGCGGTTCTGGCGAACGCCTACGCGATGCTGCTGAGCGAACTCGAAGACACGCGGAACCAAGTTCGGATCGCCCTGGGCGGGCTGGACGGTCTCGCAAACCTTTGGGGTGATGAGGCCGTATTCAGGCGGTGCCGGGACCGGCTGCGGATGCTGGTCGAGCCTGCAACCCCCAGGGGGAAGTAGCCGTGCCAATCGTACAAGCGACGAACCTGGACAGTGTGCGGATCGAAGTGCTCGGCGAAGGGCGCGCGTTGACCATTCCCGCGAGTCTGATCCTCGCGGCCGACCGGGTGTTCCGAACCGCCCTTATGACCGATTCTTCCGTGGTTGTCGAGCAAGAGGACGCCAACGACCCGCCCCGGAAAATCTGGATAGCCATGCTCGGAGGCGAAGAGGGTGCGGGGGAAACGCCGTGGTCGGCTGTGTCCGACCTGGCAGACAAGATCCAAGGCGGTGGCCGGTGAGCCGAGAAGTCTCGAAACACGCCTGCCCGTTTTGCCGCGGCACAGGGCTCGCCCCGCTGACCACGGTCTACCGCGAGACGCTGGCCGTCGTCCGCGGCCTCAAGCGGGAGGTGACCGGGGCCGAACTGTCCCGGACTCTTGCGGCCAAGCCGACGGCCGTGAACAACCGCCTCGCGGTCCTAGAGCGGCACGGCTACCTGACGAGCCGGGTGGACGGCCGCAGGCGACTCTATCGAACCACCGAGGGCAAGTCATGACCGCGACCGAATCCATCGACCTCCGGCCGACGTGCGTCTACTGCCGCCGCCCCCACTGCGACCACGACCGCTCGGCGGGCAGCGTGTGCGTGCCGGCGGCCACGCGGCTCCGGAGCGTGCAAGGCGAACTGGCCGCCGTCCGCAAGGAGTTCACTGCGGCGATGGCCGTGGTGCAGGCTAAAAACCTTGCCGTCTATGCCAAGTGCGACCCGGCATCCAACGACGCCACGGTTTCGCTCGCGGAGATCGTCGCGGGCGTGGCCGACGAGTTGGACCGACGCCACAAACTCTACCTGGACGAGTTCCAACGCGGTACGACCGTGGCCAATTCGACGGCCGAGATCGGTGAGCAGTGCGAGCGGCTCATCGACGAAAACGACCGACTCAGCGCCGCCTTGTTGCAGATTTCGCAGGTCCGGCACGTCTCCGGCAGTGCTCAAGGGGCGTTCCGGTCTACCCTGCGAACCGCCGACGCCGCCCTCGCTGGCGCCGACCTTCGCGACATGGACACGGTCGTCGCCGTGGCCGACGGAACGTGGAGGAAGCCGCAATGAGCGTCGAAATGCCAATCGCGCGAAAGGGTTGGACCATCGCGTGGCGCGGCCTGATCTGCCCGCTGTGCGGCGACTCGTTCGACCTGTTCGACCACGAGCCGGAGTCGCACCAACGGCACGTCCTGCAATTCGAGATCGTGCCCGAGGAAGTGCCGGGGAAGTCGCGGCTGGCGCCCATCTGCCATGCGTGCCTGGACCACGAGTCGGTCGCGGCCGGACTCGCCGCCGAGGCCAAGGACCGCCGGTGACCTGTGCGACAATGGGGTTGGACACCAACGGAGGCCACGCGATGACCGCGACGGAAACGAAACTCGAACTGCCGACCCCGCCCCCGGGCCTGACGCTGTGGTACATCAGCGTCCGGACGGCGGCCGTGTCCCGCTGCCGGCCGGAGCAACTGGCCCTGGCCGTGGATCGCTTCCGCAAGGCCCGGTGCCACCCGGCGAACGTGCTGCTGTGCGTGGCCACGGGCAGCGACCCGGCGACGGTCGCGGCGTACAAGGGGCGGCCGGGCTACGACGCGGGCGCGGCGTTCGGCGACGGGCCGTCGGTGCGGCTCACGAGCACGCTGGACGTGGAGATGGGCACCTGGGGCGAGTGGGTTGGATGAATATTAACAGGAGCAACCGTCATGCGACGACTTTGGAAATGGTTCTTGGCCCGGTTCCGGCTGGACATGGACGCGGTGTGCGAGATGAGCCGGGGCCGCGGGCTCTGCGACGACTTCCACGACTACCCGGATGACGAGTACGGCGAGCCGGATCACTTCGTCACGCTGACGTGCAAACGGTGCGGTAAAGAGTTTTCCATCTAACCGGAGGCAGAGATGGCATCGGCTCACCACGGGGCGGAAGAAATTCGCCGGCAAAAGGAACTGATGGCGATGTTCGCCAATCAGGTAGCGGGTAAGGCCCAGCGGAAGTGGCCGGAAGGCCGGATCGCGGCTGAGGATGACGGCGAGTTGGCCATCATAATCGCGGCCGACCCCGTCAAGAACGTCGTTCAGTTCGAGTTCGGCAAGCCGGTTGCGTGGCTCGCCATGCCGCCGGAACAGGCGAAGCAACTCGGCGAATTAATGATCCGGCGGGCCAACGAACTGTTGGGCGTGAAGTGAAAGTTCAGTGGCACCCGCCCGGCGACCCCCGCCACTCCGCGTCAACCCCGGTCCAACCGGCCGGGCCGGACGCGCAGCCGGGGGCCGTCGTCCGCGTGGGGGCGGACGGGGCGACGTACTGGCTGCGGTTAAACTCGGGTGTCCCGTCGTGGAAGCGGCTCAGTCCGGGCGACTGGATCGTGACGACGGCGGCCGGGGTGATCGAGTGGTGGAGTGATCGACGGATGCGAGGGGAGGAGTGGGGAGCATGACGACGCCAAAGCAACGCCG